GTGATGGAACTCAGAAGAGAAGATTTATCAGCCAGCTGCGCCAGCACCGGACTCAACGTCCGAGATGGCAAATGTTAGCGAGAAAGTCGCAGGAGCACCAGAAGATGAGTCACCGTCTGGCTCTGTGATGCCAACCAAAAGGGCCTTTGAGTACACACGGTCCGTGCCTGGAACCTTGAGGTCGCAGTCAAAGGTCTCGATTGTGATGTCGTACGAAGCACGGCCAACCAATGGGCGGAGTGTTGCAATCTTTTCTGCAATTCCGGTAGGGCCGTCTGCTTGGTTTCTGTCGTCATCATAGTGAGCGGTCAGCGTAATGTCGCCAACTTCAGATGGTGCACAGAGAACGGTAGGACGGAGCTTGCCGCCTTCGTAAATCTTTTCTACAGATGCAGTAATTTCTCCACCAGAAACCTGGGCAAAGTAAAAACCTGTCCACTTCGGGTGTTTGCCAGCATCAACCGGCACGACCGAGGCGAGTACTTGGCGCTGAGATACTTTTGACATGTTTATATCCTTCTTTAGACGACGCTAGCGGTTAGATTCGACTTGATAATGTCGACTTCAATTTTGTCGCCGACACTGCTGGTGCGAACACCAACTTTAGCCTTGACAGTACCGCCTGCTAGTTGGCTGACTGGGTTCAGATAGGAGTCGCAACGAACTGTGTAGCCACTGTCGACTTTCTTTCCGTTGACATCAAATGCTTGGAACAAAGCGCCTTCTTCGCGCAATGGAGCAAGAATTGCAATCAATCGTGATGTAATTGCAGAGAAGATGGTGTCACGTCCGTCGATTACACCGAAGACAAGGTCTTCGAGAGACCGCTGAGAAGCAACAACGATGTGGTTGATGATTTCTTGGGTCGTGATGTAGCGGAAGTTCTCAGTGTCAATTGACAATGAACGAGCACCGTAGATTCTTACAGAGTTTTGAATGATTCTAATTGAGTTGACTTGCTCGTCATCCAATTGGTCACCAGATGTCTTGTTGATATCAAGAGCAGTACCTGTAACGAATCTTGCTGTAGAGATAAGACCAGCGGCTGGAACATGTGCTCCACCTTGGTTGTGAGCCTGTGCACGCTTGGCGGCAACATAGCCGTCTGGCGGTATAAGCCTTGATACACCAGCAATCGTTGTTGGAACGTTAACCCACGGGAAGTACATAGCCGCATGCTCGGTTTCTGTGAGAACCTTAAGTTCTCCTGCCTTCGAGATTGCGTTAGCAACAGTATCGGCAGCGCCTCCGTGCAAGATAGCAATTCTATTATTTGCATTTGCGTGAGCAATAAGAGCAGTAGAAACGTCCTGAGTGGCCTTTAGTGTGCCATCGTAGTCAGTAACTGGTCCACCAACGGAAAGGCGAGTTGCCGTTTCTGCGTCTGGGATTGAGACTGCACCGGTACCGAGCGAGTCGTTGAAGACTTCAAGGGCGTCAATTAGGGAGTCGTCATCAACCTGTGCAAGGTCGTCGTCTCCTGCTGAGAGGTTTGTTGCTACAAGAACTGCTGGCTTTGTTGTTGCGCCAACAACGGCTGTTGCCGTTACGTAGCGAGAAGCAACTGAGCTTAAGTTGATGCGACCAGCAGCTTGTGCCACAGAGGTTACGTTGCCCGTGCTGTACACAGGGTCACCTTGGTAAGAGATGATAACTGCAAAGGTTGTTCCTGTTGGCTGAGTAACAGTAACTTCAACATCTGAGCTCCATGCGCCTGCACCGTTTGCGTCAATTGTCAATACTGGGTCCTCGTCAGCATCTTCAAGAACGAGCGTTCCTGATTCTGCGTCAGCGCCGACAACTCTGGAGATATAAGCCTGAGTGCCGCCTTCTTCAAAGAAGGTTTCTACTGTTGGGTGGAGGTACGAATACGAAACGTATCCGCCGAACATGTGTTCAAATTCTGCAAGGCTCTGAACTAAAACTGCTTCGCCAACAGCTCCTCGTTCTGCTAATCCGACAACAAAAAGCTGCGAAGATTCGCGCACTGTCGCGGAAGATGGGCCTGTTCTGACTGCTGTGGAGATAACTACGCCTGGCATAAGACCTTCCTGTGGTTCGTGTTGAGTGACAATGCCGCCAACGGTTTATATTGTACAGATGATTTGAGGTTGATTATTGCAACTGTTAAAAAGAATGCTGTATAAATAAAATACGACATAGTCAATTACAGAACCGGAAGCGGCGTGGCCGAGTTGCCGCCGCCATCTATTTCTAAATCAATACTTGACACAATGCCAATTGGCTTACGAGAAACGACCTCATCTATCTCCATATTGTAGGAAATATATGCTCCAGCCATGATTCTGTCGCCTTTAAGCAGTGTTAAATCAGAAAACTCTTCACGAAGTGAACCCTCGTCAATTACTACCCTAAAAGATGCTCTCTCGTCATACGCTTTTAGGCACGGATAGTCGAGAAGAGCCGACCTAAGAACAGTTGTGAGCCTATCTCTCATGATTGTGCACTCTTCGGAGCCTTCCGTTTTGACCCACACGTAGGTGCGCATTGAGTACGAAACCCTGTAAAGAGGGTCCGGACCGTCAAAACCAATGCGGTTAAAAGCCGTAGAAGCAATAACTACAGTGATAACAAGGGGCCACGTGTCGATAGCGAACGGCTCGTATGTTGTAAAACCTTCAGGGGTTGGGAGGGTAATGTCATCAACACTCCATCCGTTGCGATAATCAATGATTCTCACGGGAATGTCTTCTGAAAGATAATTATTTACGTACTGCTTGGCGAACTGAGCGCCATGCATTAACGGATATCCAGGAACTGTAGGCATTAAGCTGTCAACCCTTCATTGCCTTCAACGATGTAGTTTGCCACTTTCTCTGCAAACTCGCTAATGAAGGATTGTGGAATAAAAAGAATTTGACGCTTAGGCATGTTTGGGGTTCCATTCTGGTGGAACGGAGCATAGTTTAATCCAGTTCCGAATGTTGCGCTTAGCTTGTTTATTTCGTTCACAGAGGGGTCAGAGAGCTCGGAGAGGCTTCTAAACAGCTCTCCGCTACGAATGAGCGTTGTTCTGCCTGGGAGCGCCCTAGCCTTCCATGCGGCGTATTCGGCATCAAGAGGAGACCAGCCACCAACAGGGAGGCCATTGCTGGCAAAGTTCTCCGCAAAAGTTTTCTTTAATACTTGATGCGCCCATTGAAACACGGGCTTGACGTCCGTGCATCTATCACCAATGTCGTCAATGAGGTTCTGGACTTTTTCAATCCTGACCTCAACGTCTATTCTGACTCCCGACATGATTACGCTATTCTACTTCGTCTGTACTTTCTCAAGGACATAAGTTCAGTATCTAGGAATCCAGTGACCAGGGGGCCAACGTTTCGTGTTGTGATGTCTTTAAGCCCTACAACATCGTCGTGCATGTTCTGCATCTCTCTAGATGCAGCCCTCAGGATGAGGAGCTTGAACATTGGGATGGCTGAACCATCCAGACCCGCAGTATAAGTAACAGTGACAATGTCGCCATCCAGGGCGTAAAAGTAGTCAATTCCGAATCTACGAACTATGTATTCCTCATCGACCACAAGAGTCCTAAGTACACCGTCTACCGGCTTTACCGTAACTGATGTAACTTCAACTACGGGAGAGTTGCGCAAATAGACAGTATTTGGAGGGGTTGCCCATGTTGTGCTGTCGACCATGCTTGACTCAGAGAACGAGTCGGTATAGGCACCGGAAGGGGCACTTAGAAAGGTTCCCATCGGCACTCCATGAAACATTGACTCAATAACATGCTGTTCTTCAAATTCTTCAACCTCAACAGGTCGACGAAGGTACGCCTCCATCTCGGATTGGAGTCCTGCAAGAATCATGTCGGCCGCATCCTGCTGACGCAGGGACAGCTTTATGTCCATATAGTTAATAAGGTCTGCTCTGGTTGCTAGCACTTGATACCTCCATTAGGCGTTAATCAGTCACAAGGACCGACTTAACGCTTTTTTCTTGGTGTGGCCTTCTTGGCTGGAGCCTTCTTGACTGCTGCTTTTTTAACTGCTGCTGCCTTCTTGGCTGGTGCTGCTTTTTTAGCCGGCGCGGCTTTCTTTGCTCCACCAATTTTTTTGGCAGCTTTTTGAGCACTGCTCTTGGATTTTTGAGCTTGAGTTTTCTGAGCCTTTACGCGGCGCATGATGTCAGAAGACTTGGCTTTTGCCGTTGCCGACCTAAAGAGGTCCTCGTTATTTGTACCTTGACGAACCTTGTAGCCCTTCTTGCGACCAATCTGCTGACTGCCACGGCCTGGGGTAGCGGCAAGACCAAGTGGTCCCTTGCCCTTGAGTTTCTGGTTTCTTTTGGCTCCAATGGCCCTAGCATCCGCGGACGACATGTAGCCCTGTCGTCTAACTGACTCTGCAGCCAATTTTCTGGCATTGGCTCTAGAACCAAAAACATCCTTGATTGCCTTGTTTACGAGGTCCTTTTCTTTAAGGAGTTTTACCCTTTTTGGACCAGTTGCGCCTCTAAGCTGATTTTTGATTCGACTATCATCGAGCAATAGTGAGTCTGCGTCGTCTGTAATGTCCGGGCCGTATCTTACTCTAGGCATAATAAGCCAACTCCTTTGAGAAACATTTTAAAGAAGTTTACCATACAGCGCCA